GAAAGGGGCTGAAAAAACTAGCCTGGGAAGAATATCGTTACTGGGAGCCGGACTGTGTTCTGATCGAGGCCAAAGCGTCGGGAACGCCGCTCACACAAGAATTACGCAGGATGGGCATCCCGGTGACTGCCTATACACCGTCGCGAGGTCAAGATAAGATTGCGCGAATGAACAGTGTTGCTCCGATTTTTGAGTCGGGCATGGTATGGGCACCAGACGAGATTTTTGCCGAAGAGGTCATTGAAGAGATGGCGAGTTTTCCTTACGGAGATAACGATGACTATTGTGATTCGGCGACCATGGCTTTGATGCGGTTCAGACAAGGAGGTTTCCTTGCCCTTGATGGAGACTATGTCGAAGAGATGACTCCCATGCGACGTGACAGAAAGGTGTATTACTGATGGCAATCGAGCGAAGAGAGCAGCAAGCGGGAACCGCAGACGATCCAGACATCATACCCATGGGCAACGAGGTCGAGGTTATCCCTGACCCTAGTCGAGAAGATCAAATCCGCGAAGCAGCGCAGATCCTCGTGCTCGAAGAGCAAATCCTAGTTGATGACGAAATAGACGCTCCGACGAGTTCAGCGCCTGTTGGTGACTTCAACGAAAACCTGGTTGATCGTTTGGACCAGGGCGAGCTGTCATCCTTGTCCAGCGACGTATTGGCCTCGATAAAAGCAGACATCGAGTCGCGCTCAGAGTGGGAAAAGACCTTTACTGATGGCTTGAAATACCTCGGAATGAAGTTTGATGAGTCGCGGTCCAATCCGTTCCAAGGCTCAACCGGCGTCATCCACCCGATCCTCGCTGAAGCGGTTACACAGTTTCAGGCACAAGCCTATAAGGAGTTGTTACCAGCGAAAGGGCCGGTCAAGACGGAGATCGTAGGCGCACGCAACGCAGAGGTTGAAGCGCAAGCGGAGCGCGTTCAGGACTTCATGAATTATTACATCATGAACGTGATGCAAGAGTACGATCCTGAGCTAGATATGCTTTTGTTCTATCTGCCGCTGGCTGGTAGCGCGTTCAAGAAGGTTTACTTTGACACCGCAGCCAGCAAGGCCATGAGCAAGTTTATCGAGCCACAAGACCTCGTTGTGCCTTATGAAGCCACTGACCTATTCAGCGCAGAGCGTGTGACGCACGTTCTCAGTATGTCGAAGAACGAAATCCGAAAGCAGCAGCTCAGCGGTTTTTATGCAGATATCGAACTGAAAGGCGGTGCCTACCATATTTCTCGTGACGAGATCGAAGAAGAGATCGATGAAATTGAGGGTCAGTCACCAGGCTATGCGGAAGATCGAGACCGGACCGTTTACGAGGTCCATACTATATTGGATATACCGGGATATGAGGATGTGGGTCCAGACGGCCAGCCAACTGGGCTGAAGCTGCCGTACATCGTGACGATAGATGAGCCAAGCCAACAGGTTTTGTCTATCAGAAGAAACTACCTTGAGAATGACCCTCTTAAACAAAAGGTCAACTACTTCGTTCAGTATAAATTTTTGCCTGGCCTCGGTTTTTATGGATTGGGTTTGTCGCACATGATTGGCGGGTTGGCCAAGGCCAGCACAAGTATCCTCAGACAATTGATTGATGCCGGAACACTCGCGAATCTACCTGCCGGTTTCAAAGCCAGAGGCATGAGAATCCGAGACGAGGACGACCCACTGCAACCGGGCGAGTTCCGCGATATTGACACGACGGGTGCAAGCCTGAGAGAAAACTTAATACCGTTGCCGATCAAAGAACCAAGCAATGTGCTCATGAGTCTGCTTGGGTTACTGGTAGAATCTGGCAAGCGTTTCGCTTCTATCGCCGATATGAACGTGGGCGATATGAATCAGGCCATGCCTGTAGGCACCACTGTCGCGTTGTTAGAGCGCGGTACGAAAGTGATGTCGGCTATCCACAAACGACTCCACTACAGTCAGAAAGTGGAGTTCCAGTTATTAGCGAAAGTATTCGCAGACTTTTTACCGCCGGTTTATCCCTACCAGACGGGTAGCGGTCCCCAAGAGATCAAAGGTCAAGACTTTGATGGCCGGGTTGATATTATCCCGGTGTCTGATCCGAATATATTCAGTCAGAGCCAGCGTATTACGATGGCTCAAGAGTTGCTCACGATGGTTCAGTCAAACCCAGAGATTCATGGGCCGACTGGCATCTACGAAGCATACAGGCGGATGTACGCGGCTTTGGGTGTAGATGACATCGATTCGTTGTTGCAGCCACCGCAACAGCCTCCGGCTCCGATGCCGATTGACGCAGGTTTAGAAAACAACGGGTTTATGATGGGCCAACCGGCGATGGCTTTCGAGGCACAGAACCATCAGGCGCATATCGACGCACACCGCTCATTGTTTTTGACAGACGTTGTCAAAACCAACCCACAGCTCCAAGGGCTAATCATTGGGCACATGATGCAGCACCTGCAATTCTTAGCAGCGCAGCTCGCACAAGAGCAGGTGCCACCCGAAGTCACGCAGCAGATGGAGCAGATCAATCAGGCGACGCAAACCGGACAACTGCCGCCAGATCAGGCGCAGATGGCCATGCAAGAGCTGCAAATGATTGTGGAACAGTTTTCTGCGCCGATCCTGGCACAACTCACACAAGAATTGCTCATTTCAATCGGTCAAGGCAATGAAGAAGATCCTTTGGTCCAGATACGACAGCAAGAGTTGGATTTACGCGGAGCTGAGCTTGCGGCGGAGCAGGATCAATTTGCAGCGAAGCAAGAGTCGCGCCGACGCGAGAAGCTGCTCGAAGCAGAAATCGCGAAGCAGCGAATCAACACGTCGAAAGAGGTCGCCGACGATAAACTAGATCTCGCTTTACAGAGACTGCAACAGCAGGCGAACCTGAAACTCACCGAGTTGCAAACCAAATTTGGAGGAAGCCGATGACAACGAGTTACAAAATAAAACTGCAAGAAGATCTCAAAGCGATGAAGCGGTTAGAGCGTGCTGCCGAGCGAGCCGCAGCCGAGGCCGCAGAAATGGAAGCGCAAGCAAAAAAAGCTGCGACTGACGCGCGCATCGCGGAAAAGCTGGCCCGTCTGTCAGGTGATGCTCCTGTTGAGCAGGTCGCTGAGCCAGAACCAGCGCCCGTGGAAGAGCCGCCGGTAGAAGAAAAACCAAAAAAGAAGGCCGCAGCGAAAAAAACGCCTGCTAAAAAAGCCACAACGAAGAGGACAAAAAAATGACCATCAAAGATATGAGCAGAGTCGAAAAGGTAGACTCGCCAACAAAAACCATCAAAACAACACCTACGACACCGGAGCTTGTACGACGCACCGTTGGCGGGTCATTTCGCGTGATCAAAGCGCGGGGCCAAGGCGCTGCTACTCGTGGTTTTGACTTCCATGAGCGCGATTAATGGATGACATAACACTTGCAGAAAAAATAAAGCGAGTGATCGAGGACCGACAAAGCTTGATTCAAACAACGATGATGGACGGTATGTTGAAAGATATTGAGCATTACAGATCGTTGCAAGGCGAGCTAACTGCGTTAAACTTGATACACCAAGAAGTTTCCCAGTATTTCAAGGATAACAAAGTATGAGCGAAGTGAATTTGGGCAGCGTATACGTCGATTCGAGTGATCGAGTGTTAGATCCCAAATTAATCGATCTGTCGATTATGGATCGAATGCCTAAGCCGTCTGGTTGGAGAATGTTAGTGTTGCCGTACAAAGGCCGCATGACATCTAAAGGCGGTATTGCTCTCACCAAAGAAACAATAGACCGAGAAGCCTTAGCAACTGTTGTAGCTTACGTCCTAAAAATGGGGCCGCTTTGCTACAATGACAAAGAAAAGTATGGGCTAGAGCCGTGGTGCGCTGAAAAACAGTGGGTGCTGATTGGCCGATATTCAGGAAGCCGAATGAAACTCGAAGGCGGTGAAGAGATCCGACTCATCAATGATGATGAAGTGATTGCCACCATTGAAGACCCCGACGACATTGTGAGCTTTTTATGATTGAGAATACGGCCCAAGACCAAGAACAGGCAGAACCTGAGTTACAGATCGAGGTCACTGAAGACCCGGTAGAGGAGCAGTCGGCTTCGGTCAGTAGCGATGATGAATTAGATACCTACACCAAAGGTGTTTCAAAGCGCATCAACAAACTGAACGCACAAACTCGCGCAGCGGAACAGCGCGCAGAGCAGTATGAGCGTTTAGCCCTGCAAAAAGATCAAGAACTCCAGCAGTACCGACAGCTTGCTCAACAGCAACAATCTACGGTGCTACAGAAAGAAGAAGAGGCGCTTAAATCGAAAGAGGCGCAGGTTGATGACATTTATCGGAAAGCAGTCGCTGCCGGTGATCCTGATTTGATGTCCAAAGCAGACTCGTTGAAAAACGACATTGCGATCCAAAAAGAAAAACTGCGTGTTGCAAAAACACGTCAAGCCGCAGAGCAGCCTGTGCAGTCGCAAGGTCAAGAAAACTACCAAACCTATCAACCGGAGGAAGCGCCTCAACAAGCCGCTGCTCCCGATCCGACTCCAGAAGCGAAAGACTGGCATAGCAGAAACCCGTGGTATGGAGATCAGTCAGACGAAGAAAACTTGCAGGCCACTCAGTTTGCATATTTTACGCATTACAACTTGATCAATGAGGGCTACGAGCCAGATTCTGATGATTATTATCAGGCACTGGATTCACGAGTCCGCAAGGTTTACCCTAATCTTAGTAGTGGCGAGGAAGCCAGTACAGAGACCGTCGAACAAAACACTAAGCAACCCGCCGTGCAAAGAGTTGCTAGTACCACCGGAGGTGGCCGACAACAAACACGAGGCAGTCAGGACGGTGTTAAGTTCACTAAAGGCGAACTAGAGAGACTCCGAGGTCTGAAGCCGCATAACATGACAGAGGAGCGTTGGCTCCAAGTGGTGGCGAAAGAGAAGCAAAAAGTTGCAAACAGGAGTTCGACATAATGGCTGAAAGTAAACAAAACCCCCGTTCATCGCGTGAGGCCGGAGCGCACGATAAAGAAGCTCGGCGACGACCATGGCAACCTGTGCGTAAGCTCGATACGCCACCTCCACCGCCAGGATATACCTATCGGTGGATACGCGAGTCGATGCTTGGGACGGAAGACAGAGCAAATGTCAGCCGTCGTGTTCGAGAAGGTTGGGAGCTTGTCAGAGCGACCGATCTACCGCCTGAATGGCAGGACACTGTCCCCACAATGGATAGGGACGGCAGGCACGCAGGAGTTGTCTATAACGAAGGTTTGTTGCTTGCGAAGATACCTAACGAAACAGTTGAAGAGCGTAACGAGTACTACTCCGATAAAACTCAACAAGCCAAAGAGGCGCTGGACAACACAGTGTTCAACGAAGCTCGTGGTGATAGCCGTTACGTTAAGTACGATCCGCAAAGGGACAGCCGTGTAACTTTTGGCAAAAACTAGGAGAAAGTAAATGGCTAACAAAGATGCCGCTTTCGGTTTGAAGCCCTCCCGTATGATGGGTGGCGCTCCATATTCTGGTGGCCAGTCTCGTTATCGTATCGCCAACAATCAGTCAGGTGCAATTTTCCAAGGTGACTTGGTGAAGCAGTTGACTGCTGGTGTTGTGGGACGAGCTGCTGCCTCATCGACTGTCCCAGTAATTGGGGTGTTCAATGGAGTTCAATACACCGATCCCACCACAGGTGAGCAGGTGTTCAAAAATTATTACCCTGGCTCAATAGCTGCCGCAGACATCATCGCTTTTGTGATTGATGACCCTGACGTAGTTTTTGAGGTACAGGCCGACGACACGTTCCCCGTAGCAGATTTGTTCGGGAATTTCGACATCGTTGACCAGTCCACTACGGGCGATACCGCTTCTGGCAGATCGAATGTAGAACTTGACGTGACTACTGGTGCGACTACCACTACGTTGCCTCTCAAGGCTATTGATATCAGCCAAGATCCCGATAACTCAGACGTTGCAAGCGCTAACACCAATGTAATGGTTGTGATTCAGAACCATATCATGGGTGTCAAAGGCGCTGGCTTGGCATAAGGAGGCTAGGTAATGGCAATTTCACGCGCACAATTAGCGAAAGAATTGGAACCCGGCTTAAACGCATTGTTTGGAATGAGTTACGATTCTTATGACCGCGAGTACGAAGAAATCTTCGCGATGGAAGACTCTCAGCGTGCTTTTGAAGAAGAAGTGTTGATCACTGGCTTTGGCAGTGCTCCTGTGAAAACAGAGGGCCAAGGCGTCGTTTTCGACAACGCTTCAGAGTCATTCTCTGCTCGCTATACCCACGA